TTTCAGCATGAGAAAGGGTGTTGCCCTGCACATTGGACTCGTCGCCTTCGAAAATGTTGTGTTTCATGTCTCCATAACCTCCAAACATAGACTGAGCGAGGGCTTCATCGTATTCGGCATCATCCTCATACTCCTCGTCGTCTTCATCGTCAAAATCTTCGGGATCATACTCTTCATCATCGATTTCTTCTTCGTCATCTTCGTCTTCGTCGTCTTCATACTCTTCATCTTCGAGTTCTTCGTCGGCGGCGTCGTCGCTCAGTTCTTCGATAGTGTCGAGCTGTCCCTGCTCATAAGCAGCCTGCACAGCGGCCTGCTGCTCTTCGGTCATACCAGCAAGGATCTCTTCAAAATCCATTGGTTCATCCTCCTCATCAGATTCACCGTGATAAAGTTCTACAATGCTGTCTTCACCAGGGAAAATCAGCGCTTCTTCATCATCGGTATCATAGGTTCCATCACTGTGCGCAAATGTAAGATTCTCAATACGAGCCATCTTATTTGCACCAGTAAGCACAATGCTAACTTCGCGAATCTGCCCGTGAACAACGTCTCCGCCATGCTGTACCAGCTGATTGGCGTAAATACTCAAAGCATCGAGATCGCCGTTTCCAAGAGATTCCTTAGTAGCCTGCGCCTTAGGGTTCTGATTGAACCAACCGTAACAATAAACGCCTTCATCACGATTCTCGAGAAGGCAATGCCCCAGAACATTCTCCGGATCGTTATGCTGATGTTGAAAGACCAGCGGTACCTGTTCGCCGTCATTGTCAATAAAAGCATTTTTACGGATCGTTCGACCGTCCGAGCATCTAACATTGTTCACGGTGGCCCATCCCGCAAAGTCATACGGGCGATTATTTTTGGGCATAAGCTTACCTCCCGTGATCAGGCAGAAGATTGTTTAGGTACATCCTCTTCTGGTTCTTTTTCACCATTTTGAGAATTGTACTCTTCTGCCAGGTCTACTATTTCGTTGTCGGACAGTCCTTTCAGATCGTCCTCATTGAGACCGGCATCTAATAGAGTCTGCCTTGCCTCTTCTACTTCAGCAGGGTCAACTGGCTCTTCAGGTTCTTCACCGGGGGCCATCGGTTCCTCTTGTGGCATATTTGGGTTACGCAGTTCATCCGCCTTAGGATCATCAGCAGGAGGCAGACCAAGTTTTGCACGCACTTCATTTGCTGTCATGATCTCATTACGGATAAACTTGTCACCAAGATCAGCCATCTTTTCAGCAGGAACAAGCTTAAAGTGATCCTGGAAGTACATGATGGATTGCCCCTGAGTTCTAGCCGTTTTGGTCAAGAACTTTCGGACCATCTCATCGCAAATAGCATTCAGAATTGGTTCAAGTGTACCGTTCTGATAGCGCAGCATTGTCTTTTCATCAGCGGTTCCGTAGAATACTTCCATCGGAATACCAAGCTGACCATACAAGAATGTTGTGAACCATTCCACCTGCTCTTTGAAATTGTTTTCGACTGCGCGATTCAGCTGGGTAATCTTTTCTGTTGCATCCGCATAGGCCACACCATACTTCGATTGAGCAAGCTGCTCTTCAAGCTTTTTGCGCCGTCTTTCCGCTTCAATCATTCTCTGCTCTGTACGGATTGTATAAGGAAGCTGAACTATAATATCCAGCTTACCAGAACTGTTGTTCTCATCCGTCATATCAAGCAGGTTCAGTTTGCGGATAACCCGTTGAAGTGTTGAGTTAGGCTCATTCATGACACTGAAGAAAGGATTCTCGACGATAGCACACATCTTCTTAGGGACGATGATCTCTTCTTTGATTCCTTTCTGTTCATTGAAAAGGAGCACCTTAACATCTTCCGGATACCACTGCGTGATTTTACCGGTTCTGAGGCTAAGGATATCAAACCCACCATGAATCTTCGGGCTGATGTCTGTGTCTGTAGGAACGATAGCAACACAGCCTTCGTCGAACATAGACACTACGACATCACGAATAAATTGCCTTCCAGTCTGGTCAATATTCGCAGAAATGGAAAGGCAATCATTCAAACTTGATTTGATAATGTCGATCAGTCTGCCTTTATCATCCGTACGCACATGACGAATATCCACATTGGATACGTCAACAGCAATACGGGTGTAGGCAGCTGTGACAATTGACCGTTCATTTCCTCGCGTCAGTCGCACTCGATCGGGGCGATTGGCACTACTGTATCCGACGGTCAACGGATTAACATTCTCAAAAGGATCTGACTTGTTTTTAAAGGCATTCCATGCATGGGCAAGCCTTTGTCCTAATGAGGCCATCCAATCACCTCATTTTGAATTATTATAGAAAATTATCCCCTATTCCGACGCTTCTTACCCTGCCTAGGTTTGCTTGAATTATTATTTCCGCCATTGGCATACTTAGTGCCCTTGAAGGTCTCATTCATAGCGGCACGGAACTTCTCGGCTTTCTTCTGAGCTGTGGCAGCCTTATAAGCATTACGAGCAGCACCAACAGCAAGACCAGCACCAATAGCACCAGCACCAATACGAGCATAAGTATTGTTAGAAATTTTACCAAGCTTATCAGTAGTATTAACAATACCCTTACCACCGGTTACCTTAGCTACAAGTTTGCCATTAGCATTCTGGAACTGTCTGCCACCAGATTTAAGTGCCTGACCAATAGAATTACTCTTACCCCAAGTAAGAACATCTTTAGCAGCACCGCCAAGAGCCGTATTCATCTTTCCGCCTTTACTTGCGGTGGTGTTCATAGCAACGCCAAGGTTTCTAAGCCGATGCGCGACCTTATTGCTACCACGCACATTCATAAGAGCTTTACCAACTCCCTGAGTAGCACGATTAGCAGCGCCCATAATATTAACGACACCCTGAGTTCCAAGAGCAGCAGCTCCACCAGCCGCAGCAGCGCCAGCGCCCATCAGAGCAGCACGGCGAGCATACTTACCAGATTTAGCAGCACGCTTTTCGAGCTTAGCAAGTTTCTTGGAAGCTTTAGCATACTGACGACCAAGCTTAGCGGAATTACCACTGGCAATAGCTTTCCGCACGCCCCACTTCATGCCACGAATGCCATAGTGCGCAAGATACTCGTCATTGCGCTCAATAGCATACATATAATCGTTGTTGTACATGTTTATTCCTCCATGTCATTCAAATGCATCTCGATATAATTTGTAAGCGACCAAAGCGTCCATTAATGCCGCAACCGAGTCAATCTTTTGCTCGTGCCGCTTCTTAAATAATTTACGGTTACCGTTCGTATCTTCGAGAGTAATACAATTACCCATCGTGAATGACATCATTTGCTGGTCAAATATTAGCATGCGATCTTCTGCCAGCTTCTTAATTTCGCCCAATGGTACGGACTCGGTTCTCGCTCCTTGAGGAACCTTGACAATGCCGAACGGCCCATTATTCTGTTCCCATTTCTCGATAAAATCTTTTGCATAATATGGGTCGTAGCCAACCGACTCGACCTGATATCGAGAATTGTCAATAAATGTTTGCAATTCCTCATATACTTCGAGGATGTCAAGCATGGTTCCATCCATGATGACGAGAGTCCCTTCTTTAATAAACTCCTCATACTTCTGCCGCATTGCCAAAGGCAGATTTGCAAACGTTGACGAGGTAATATAGCATCTCGTCTTAATACCAAATGACCCATCGCCGATTGGGAACAGAAATGTAAAAGCGCAAAAGTCGTCGCCTCGAGACAGGTCGACGCCCATAGAACAGCGCATATTCCAAAAATCTCTTTTGCGATGAGGGAGGGTCTCTTTGTACGTGAAGAAATACGTATAGCCCTCACATGGTATGCCGAACCTCTTAGCCAGCGTATCATTTCTTGTCGACGGCGCTTTTTCCGCTCTTTCAACATCCAGCTGGTATGCTTCATATGTGACAGTTTTGCCAAGATTCGGATTGGCTTTTACCCACATGCTCGGGTTGTTAACTTCCTTAACGTCATCGAGCTTATAGTACCAGATAGATACGTGTGGGTTGTTGTACTCGCCCTTCAGGATGCTCATCAGTTCCATTTTTATGGTATCTCCGATGGAATTCCGGACGACGCCTTCAGAACTGGTGCAGACGATCAGATAATCATCCAGTTTGGAAGCACCTTGCTCGATTGCACCAATAACGTCTTCACGG